CATCTGGATTAACTTGATCGGTCCCCGATTCGTGTTCAAACAACACGCTTTGACCTAATCCTGTTTGACCTTGTACTACAGGGAATGTCCCTGTGTTAGAACTATTAAATGCAGTTGCATAAGGTCTTGGATATACTAGTGAGTCAATCCAAGTTGTTCTTATAGAATTAGTGTTAGTTCCTGTGTACCAGTTACCCATTGGTAGCTGTCCATTACTTTGACCATAGTTATAAACTACATATCTATTATTAAATTCTGATCCAGCTGTTGGATACCACCAAACAACTTCTGTAAATAGGTTATTGATACCAGCGTTTACTTGTTGACCTTTTGTTGTATCAATATCATCATAAATATAATCTTCTACTGAACACGGCAAAGTATTTACAGTACCATCAAAAGAGAAGAAACCATTGTTACCCATCCAATAAGCAACACCATCAATTTCAATTGCTGCATTCTTACCAATCAATCCACAGTTTGTACCTACTTGTTCAAAGCCAAATGTAAAAGGTGCACCGACAAATTTCATTGTGTATAATGCGTTATCAGTCCATACTAGAATGTTTTCTTTTGCAACCAAAGCTCCCACAATTTTTGTACCATCTTGTATTCTTTGTGTACCTGCAGTGTTAGTTGCTTCAGGTGTGTAAGCATTAATATTTTCATCTTCAGAAAATCTTATAAACATATCGTCTTGAGTTGAAGCTGTACCAATAGTTGTTTCTGTTCCAAAATGAATTAAGTGACGTGTTGTAGGTGAAATCAAAGTTACTCTTGTTGCAGTTGGGTTATTAGTTGTTTGAAAACCTGATGTAGTAGTAGAGGCACGTGTAGATAATCTTGCTGCAATAGAAGAGTCCCAAGTAAATGTTTTACCATTTGCAATTGTTGCAACTAGTGTATCTCCAAAATTACTTAACGACCAAAGACCTGGTTCAAGTGTTATAGTTCCTGCATCAACTGCATCTCCCCATCCTGTAAATTCTGTAGCGTTTGTAACTGTAGCGCCATCACTGTGAGCTTGTCCTGTAGTTCCTGAAACTGCAGTACCTTTTGCACCTCTAACTATACCTGTTAAATCGTTTGAACTTATACCTGTGTAAGTTATTAATTCTGTTCCTACTGCAATTGTTCCACCACCTGTTGGAAAACCTGTAACGGATGCTAAAGTTATTGATGTACCTGTTCCTCCTGTACCATTTGTATCTGCAAGAAGTGCACCATTTAAAGTTGATTGAGCAGCACCTGTAATTGTACCAGCATAATTACCAACACCATAACCGTAACCATAAGATTGTGCAGCGGGTCCAACAACCTCAAAAGGATTAATAGTTACTGATCCACCAGAAGATGTTGATCCTGCAGTGGCTGCTTCGATTGTTAAAGTTGTAGAAGTTGGTACAGATAAAACTTGAAAGTTAGTGTCATCAAATGTATCGGTTGTAACACCTGTTGTGCCGCCCGGTAAAGTAGTTCCTGTTAAACGAATAATATCTCCAACACTTATATTATGTGCTGCAGAAGTTGTTAGAGTTACTGTTGTAGTATTATTAAAAGTAAATGTTGCACCGCTGATCGCTGTTGCAAGTGGAGTGACATCAAAAAATTGTCCTTCAAAATATATAATTAAAAACTTATCTGTTCCAATAGCCACATATCTATTACCGTCTTTATCAACAAAGGCGTGTTGTTTTCTAGCAACACCTACTAAAGTATCTGTAAGTAATGACTGCCAACCACCAACTTTTTCTGGTAGTCCATATCTAAATCTAACATTATCAGAATCAACCCAACGACCTTCTGCTCCGACAGCAGTATCTTGCTTGTCAATTCCTGGAGCAAACTTAATTTTAGTAAGCATCCTTTACTCCTATGCTGTATTAGTTTTTAACTGCCAGCCTTTAGTTGCACCTGTGTAGAAAAGTGTGACCGATTGATTATTAGTAGTTAAGTTTATTGAAGAGTTTGCACCTTGAATGTTTTCTGCACCGTCAGGAGTTATTGTACATTGGTTTGTAGCAAAACCATTTGATGCTGATATGTCCATAACAATTACTTCATCACCTACTGATCCAGCAGGTAAGGTAATTGTTACAGTATTAGCTACTGTGTCTACACCTATTTGATCTCCAGGTACTGCTGTGTATGTAGTTTTACTTGCTGCAGTTACTGTAGTAAATCCTTTTTGTAACATTCCTAAATTACTTGCAGGTGTTGCACCTACTGAATAAATTAAAGCTGTTGAACCTTCAGGAAGTGGTACTTGAGTTCCTGCACTTTGACCTGTAGTTAATAAAGTTACTGTATAACTATCACCGGCTCCACCTCTAGTTGTTGCATCTTCTACAAAAAATACTCTGTTTGCATTACCACCTGTTGTGGTTGCAGGCATTTCTAAACTAGCATTACCAGATAAAGTCCCTGTAAGTTTAATATATAAGTTCTTACCATTCGCGGTCGCCGATCCGTCAGCCAAACTTAATGTAGTTGTGCCTGAACTTAACGTTACTTCAACAAAACCTGATGCTGCAGTTTGTAATAGTTGTAAATTTGTATTTGTGATTGCGCCCCATAGACCAGCTTTTTCACCGGTTGTGACTAGTTCTAATGATAAATCTGTTGAATAAGTTGATGCCATAATTTTAGTAAGGTTTGATTGGTGTCCAAACCATTGTTGCTCCTGGTATTATATCGTTCCAAGTAATAACTCCTGGTTCTACTGTATCTAATGATAAAGCGTTACCAGTAGGTAATACATTTGCTCCGGCTGTTATTGTAACATTTCCTGTAGCCAAGGTCAACGAGTTTCCAGAAGGTGTTACGTTAGTATCAATATTAACTGTAAATGCACCTATACCTAAAGATACAGCATTTCCTGTAACTGTGTGATTAGCATCTGCAGTAATAGATAAAGTACCAAGACCTAATGAAACTGCATTTGGTGTTAAATTTTCTGTAACAGCATCTGCAATAATACCTACACTACCTATTGTAATAGAAAGTGAATTACCGTTTACCGATACTTGTACATTGCTTTCATTACCTGAAGCGGCAAATGGTAATGCTGATATTGCGTCGAATCCTAAGCTCATAAATAATCCTTAAAAGGAGACAGGGGGTATGTGGTGGTGCCCTGCCTCCATCTAAAGATTATATCATCGTTTAAACCAACTTGGAAGACCTAAATGAGGACGCTTGTCAAACATATTATCTCTAGCACCAACGGTTTTACGATTATTATAATGAAGAAATACTTGAACGCATTCCTTACCTTTGAACTTATTTCTCCAATGCTCTAATTCACAACCAGAATAGACTAACATATCTCCTGGTTTTAAATCTACTTTAATACCTTTCATACCAACTTCTCCAGATGGCTCAAGATATATTGGCCAATCATCACCACCTAGATTCATAGTAGTTGATATCTCACAACTGAATCTATCTTTGTGTCTTTTTAATTCATCACCTTTTTTATATATTCTAGCATAAGTATAAGCAGGATATAATTTAAGACCTGTCACTTCTTCCATTTTAGGTTGGCATTTGAGCATTAGTGTTTCCATAGCAATATTAGAATACTGACTATATGTTTCTGGTATCTGTTCATCTTTACCTTCGTAATGACCTATAATATTTTCAAAAGGTGAAATGTATCTAGCATTTCTACAAGTATCATATACTTGTTTTTGCATCATAAAATAGTTTGCAACAAAAGCTGCTAGGTCTTTTGATATTGCTTGACGTATAACTGTATACTTTTTCTTTTTAAACATCTTTTGCCATCTCTTTTGGTACAGCTGTTATATTCCAATGTATAAATCTGAAAGGCTCTTTACCAAAATCTACTGCAAATTCGTGTTCCAAAAACCCTGGAAAGATAATTAGAGTTCCAGGTGTAGGTTTAAAATGTATCAACTCACTACCACCCCACACACCTTTTTGATCTGGTTTCATTTTTAATTTTGTAGCACGAGCACCTGTTCTCGGTTCGTGAAATACAGGATAAGAAGTTTTATCACTACACTTTAAAAAATAAAAACCTGATACGTGTTGATTCCAATGTACGTGTGCTGAATGATGACCACCACCTTTTTTAGCAAACTCTTGTACCCACATCTCACTAAACATAGTTGTGTATTGCTGCATATCAAAACCTTGAT